TTGATAGCGGAGTTTAACAGGTGCATCTTTAGGAGGTTGTTGTCGCCTATGTTTATCCGGCCGTCCTTTATGAGGCCTTCAAGCTCGAGCATTATCGGGTACAGGTTGTCGCCCTGGTAAACATCCTCGCACTGGTAAACCTGGCTAAGTTGCTTTACCAGGTACTGAGCGCTGTATCTGTCATACCCTATGAAGAGCGGGTATATGTCGTACTTAAGCCTTAGATCCATTACCCAGTTAAAGACGTCCTCGTAGTCGATATAGTTCTCTCCGGAGGTGTCCATTATTCCCTGAGCTATGTACTTGTCGTAAGGCACCTGGTCTCTCAGTATTGCCTCTTCTATCCTTGCACTCGGTAGCCAGAAGTGGCTTATTATGTTTATCTTGCCTTTATCCTCGACGACAACGCAGGCACTCGTTAAGTCCGTTGTCTGCGAGAGGTCTATGCCTACAACGCAGTACTTGTCTTTGAAGTCCTCGAGCTTCAGGTGGTGGCCTTCGGTCTTCTTAATGTCTGCAGTAGAGATCCAGGCAGTACTTGCGTTTTGTTTCACATTTGCTACCTTTACAAGAAACTCGTTCTTTGCCTGAGGATCTCCCTCGGCTTTCTGTATCTCCTCCAGTATGGTCTTTACCGGAATACTCACTCCTAAGTTAGGATTTGCCTTCTTAAGCTCGTTAATGTCGTTCCATTTGCTCAGATCCTCTATCTGGTAGATAAAGGGCAGGAAGGCTGTTTCCTCAGATCCTCCCATAAGTAAACGTGTCGCCCTGGTGTACAGTGTGTCGTATACTCCGTCGTTTACTCGGTTCGCGGTGCTTATCGCAATGGTGAGCGGTTCTTTCCTGGAAAGTGTTCCGCTTGTTAAGGTACTGTACAGGTTCAGGCCTTGCGTACCCTTCCATGCTGCAAACTCGTCGCACACATTAAGCGAGCTGTTCAGGCCGTCCGCCGTAGTGTAGTTGCTCGTTAGCATCTTTGCGGAGCTGTTGGTACTCGGTAAGTACACGTCGCTCCTGCGTTTCATAATCAGCCTCCGGAGTTCAGGTTCCTTAAGTATCGTTTGGTAAAACGCACTGTAACAGAGTTCCGCCTGTTCCTTCTTTGTGGCTGTGAAATAGATCTCTTTGCCGTAGTCGTCGTCTATGTACAGCACGTAGTCGGCAATGCCGGATATAAGTAAAGTCTTGCCGGATTTCCTGCCCGTGCTCAGTACGATCTCTTTAAACTGCCTCAGGTCCTCGCCATTTACCAGTCCAAATACACAGCTTAGGAAAGCCTTCTGCCAGAGCTCAAGCTTAAGCAGTCCGGTCTTGCCCTTACTATGGTGTACGAAGCTCTCCATAAACCGGATAGGCCTGATTGCTTTCTTGTGGTTGTAGTAAAAGCTATGGTCCTGTAGTCCGTCGAGTACATACTCATAAGCGAGCTTTACAAGCTTGCCTACGTTCTCCGAGCCGTCGGAGATTGCCTGGTAGTACTGTAGTATGTAGTTGTTATCCTTCATTCAGGAAGGCCTCCAGCTTTGACTGCTCTACTTCCTCCGGTACTTCCTTAAGTAAGGTCTTTACGCAGCTTACGTAGGTTTTAAGGTATCCCTGGTAAAGAATTGCCCTTGCTGATACCTTAGTTCCGTGTGCTCCTTCTTCTATTCGTCCATATTTGCTCAGTTCGTCCTCGAGTTCTCCCATCTCAGCCTTTAGGTAAGCCATCTTTTCAAGGGCTTCGTCTACAAGTCTGCGCTTCTTATCCGGAAGTCCGGTAAAAAGCTTGTTAAGTTCCTCGAAGTACTGAGCTTGTCTGTCTTTCTTTCCCATTGCTTGCTCCTAAAATGGTCTGAAAAAATTAATCTCAGTTCTTTCTTTCTTCCTGCGCTGGTCTTTCTGGGGTCGGTTGAGGCCTCAGTTTAGGGGGGCTAAACCGAGAGTTTACTTCTGGTAAACAAAGTTTACTGCCGGTTTACTCCTGGTAAACGACGTTGCCCCACTCGTCGAGCTCGTACCGGTCGCTCCCTTTCCATCTTCTGTGCACGTCTGCGTGGCAGTCCCTGCAGAGCAGCTGCAGATTATCCAAACCTAAGCTAATCCTCGGGTCGTTTATGTTCTCCGGCGTTAGCTCTATCTTATGGTGCACAGTGTTTCCGGTCTTAATAATTCCTTTTGCAAGGCACCTCTCGCAAAGTCCGTGTCTCTTCTGTATTACAAGGTCTCTCGTCTTCTGCCATTCCTTAGAATGGTAAAAGTCGTAGCTAAACTCCTTAGCCATTCCTTACACTTCCTCTACTATTGCTCGCACTAAAAAAGCACAGCTGTTAACTGCGCTTAGTTAGTGTTTTCGGAGCAAGTAAGGTTTATTGTGCTTTAACTCTATCGTTTTGCACGGTATCACTTTAGCACGTTTAAAAGTATCATTTCGTATCCAAGTGCTAAATGCCCTTATCTTTTCTCCAGTCCTCTGCTAAATAGTTTATTGCCTGAGCGTGTAGCTTCTTCGGGTGGTTCTCGCTGTAGATCATCTCCTTGCATATCTTGTCCCAGCTCTTAAGCTCCACGTATCTCTTAAGCAGTACTTCCTTGTGCCGTGGTGTTAGATCTGAGACGAGTATATATGTCTCTATGTCGTCCCTCTGGTTCTCCAGATCTACAAGCTTGTCCATCAGCTTTGCCGTCTTTTCCTGTATCGTTATTGCTATGTTTCCGGTAGGATCTCCAGGAAGGTTACTCCGTCCTCCATCCGTGAGAGGTTTAACTATGCTGTCTCTTAGGTATTTCAGTCTCCGGATCTCGTTCTGGTAGTGCTCTATCTGTACGTTTATCTCCCAGGCTTTACGTAAGTATGCTTTTACTTTGGCCTGTAGTTCATACTGATACTGGCTCATTTAGTCTGCCTCCAATTTGGTTATAGTTATCTCCGTCCTCGGATGCTCCTTGTCGTATAGTACCTTGCTCCCGTCCATTCCTGCCACTATGTTAAAGTTATCGTCCTCCAGTATGCCGTGCTTTACTAAGATGTCGCACAGTGCCTCGTGAAGGTTTGGAAGGTCTACCCTTCGCCTGTCAGCTCGGTAGTATATAGCCTGTATGTTCACAGGGTAACTGATAGGAAAGCTCGCAGTGTCCGCATATTGTGGGGTCGTTATTATGTCATTTAAAATGTTTGATATTTTCGTCTTTGTTATTGTTGTTGTTTTGAGGTATTCTTTGCAGGACCTCTCGTACTTCTTGTAAGCCTCGCTCTGAGACACAAAAGGACGTTTGGTCCTGCTGTTAATGTAGATCTGCTGGCTGTTCTTCTTAGTTACTGGCTGTAAAGGGATACAGGCTTTATATACTACTTCGTTCACCTTACTTGTTACCTCCCTAATCTTAAGTTCCACTGGAGGCTTGCTACCTCCGGAGTGTCTGCCTTGTTGTTGTATATCTGTGCTCCGCACCTGGTACAGCGCACGTAGTACTTGTTTATATAGCTCTGGATCTCGGCCTCGCCGTTACAGAACGGGCACCTCTTGAGCTCTCCGTCCTTCAGTGCAGCTGGCTCTATTGTCAGCTCGTTAAATAGTTGTGTTAGTCTCATTTTGCGCGGTTCCTTTCGTTCTCTTCTATCTCCATCCTCGCTCCGCAATTCGGGCAGTATTTGTATGTGCCATCCATGCACTCCAATATGTTTCCGTATGCTTTATGAGAACATTCGGAGCATTTATATACGCATTCTTCCCATGTCCATTTTCCGTGTCTAACAGGCTCGGCATCTATGGTCGGAGTTTCTCTCACATCGTCTCTCGCTAACAGAAAACCCCATGCCACTCCGTCGGAATAGTCGCTCTCATTACAGTAATAAAAGCCGTGGTTCACTAATACATCCTCTAAAGCATCTGCATCTATAAGCCTCATATATCCTCCTTAAAAGGGCAGTTCGTCCTCTTCCTGTACAGGCCTTGCATCCGGTATCTCCTTCGTAAAGAGATCCTGCGCCGGCTGTGGCTTTGGTTGTTGCTCTGGTCTCCTGTAGCTCTGTGCGTATGGGCTGTTATTCTGCTGAGGCTGTGGCTGTACTTCCTGCTCCACCTGGAAGAAGTTATAGTACTTGCCTTTGTACTCCTCGCTCCTGTACTTGGTGTACACTGCGATTTTGTCTCTCTCAGAGTGTGTAGAGAGTGCCTCTGCCATAGCTCCGTAAGCCCTTAAGAAGAGCTGCGTGTATTGGTAGGTCCCGTCCTGAGCCTTGCTCTTGTAAACACTTAACTTAGCGCTCCATGTTGTGGTGCCGTTTGTACTCGTCTTTGTCTGTGGTTGCCATATTGTGCCCTCAAAATAGCATTTATTGTTGTCTGCCATTACTCTGCCTCCTTTTCTAATAATGCCCTTAGGTTCTCGTCTATGCTCTTCAGGAGCTTTGCCTGTGCTATAAGCAGCTGCTCCAGTGTGTACCTCTTGCTCTTCGGTGCCTCTGGTGTCTCTGCATCCTTTATCTGCCTGAAGAGGTTGTTCTGCGGTAAGCTCGTTCCCTCCGGAGTGACTACCCGCTCTTTCCTGGCATAAGGTCTGCCTGCGAGCCATTCCGTGTTGACGTTCAGGTACTGCGCTATCGGTTCTATGTTCCGGAGGTAGTACCTGTCCCTTTTTGCGTTCATGAGGTTTGACAGTACACTTTGCGGTATCTGCGTTTTGACTGCAAGCTCTACCTGGGAAGCTATGCTCTGCTCCTTCATGCAGAGTATTATCCTGTCCCTCGTCTTTGTTTTGTCGATTTTGATAAGTCTGTTAACCATTTGTTGCTCCTTGTTATTTTTTTAGTAAAGGCCTCTCTTTCGGCCTCAGTGCCTTAAGTATCGCTTGTGCTCTGTCTATCTTCTCCTGTCTTCTTTTGGCTGCCTCCGAAGACAGTCTCAGGTAGTAAGGGTTCCTTGGATCTTTAACTACAAAGTCTGCCTTTGCAAGCTCCTCGGCTCTGATCTTTTCCAGATCCTCGACAGTCGGATAGAACGGATGCTTCTGCTCAAGATACGTATTGAGTATGTATGCTACAGCCTCCCGGTCGTAGTCTTTATAAGTCCTAAAAAGTATGTTTACCTTGTCTTCCCTCTCTCCCTTGCTAAAAGGGTAAGATTCCAAAAGGTGATTCGTTAGAATTACTGCCTCCGCTCTTGTCAAGTTCTGCCTCCTTTCTGTCTTCCTCCATAGCCTTTAGGTAAAGCTCGTGCATCTCCTGTTCCCTCGTCTTTGGCTTGTTGGCCTGTTCCTCAGCTCTCCGGCGTTCCCAGGACCTGATGCAGGCCTTCCAGTCCTTCATAGCGTTCCGGCCTACCTTCCAGCCGTTGGCCTCGTAAAAGTCGTACCATTGCTCAGGCACTATGTTGTTATGCCTCTCTTCGCAGTAAGCCTTAACTTCTAAGAGAGTCGGCTTGTGAAAGACGGACGTAGGAGCTTTAGCTCCGGTCTTTTCTTTTTCTTTATATATTTCTTTTTTAGCATTAGCATTAGCATTAGCATTAGCATTAGCATTAGCATTAGCATTAGCATTACTACTGTTTTCTGCCTGATTACTGTTAGATAACAGACTATTATTAGTTAGATTATTGTTAGGATTAGACTGTCTTGCCTTCTCCATACGTTCTACCTTCTTCAAATACTCGGCTTCGCTGTCTATGTAAAACTCCCTCCAGGTGTTAAACTTCAGCCTTAGAGCTCTGTCCTGAAAGTGTGGCTCTGTACCTTTGTTAACGTAGTCTGCCCAGGCCAGGATCAGGAGCCCTAACTCGTCCAGAGTAAAGAGCTCCTTGTCATCCTCTGTTATAAAGTCTTTCTTCATTAGAAAAGTACTTTTAGCCATCTTACTTTACCTTGATTACTCCCTTGTATTCCTCGTCCTGGTCGCTATTTGCGATACCGCCATCCTCTATACCCAGCTCCTGCTTCTTTGCGTAGATCGTCGCACATCTGGTGCAGAGCTGCAGGCCAAACTTCTTTAAGCTTGCGTTTGCTATGGTCTTCGGCTGTGTGTTGCCATACGCCTGGATCTCTTTTCCGCACTCCTCGCAGTAGAGGCGTTCCTCCGGTATGTCCTCTCCCTGGTAAACATAAAGCCCTAAGCCGTGTCTTGCTATAGCTTTGGTAAGAGCTCGCTGTATTGCCTTGTTGACGTCCATGCTCGTTACTTCTGAGGCAGGTATGCTCTTGTTCTTGTAGTCCATAACTGGGAGATACTCTATATGCTCCAGTCCCTCTACGGTTACTCCTACCTTCACATAACAGGTCAGGCCGTCTGTAAAGTAGTTAAGCCCTCTCTGGTCCTCATATACTGTACTGAAGGCCTCCGGATACAGCTCCTTAAGCTTTCCCCAGGCGGTCGCCCAGCTTAAGTATGTCAGGCCATTTTTGGCCTTCGTTTTACCCTTAAAGTTCAGGGCACTAAGTGTCTTGTAAACGTCGTTAATCATCTGTTGTTAGTCTCCTTCTTGCTTCTATGTTGTACAGGGAGGCTTCTGCGAGCTGTAAGTACTCTATCGTCTCAAGAGCGAGGACGTGGAGATCGTTCTGTCCTTCGTCTCTGGTGCGGTAGTATTCATACTCAGTTCTGGAAGCTACTCCCTTGTAGTACTTGATTAGTTCCCGAGCCCTCTCGGGTGTAAGTTGTGTATTCTGTGCCATATGTGGTATAATCTCCTTGTAGTAATTTGATTGTGCTACTTGTGTTAATCATTTGTTGTAGAGGCCGTTGTGATAACGGCCTCTTACTTTACCAGGAAGTACAGCAGCCATGCTCCTACATAGGCCATTGCTGCCATACCAAAACAGAATATAGCAGTCGTTATCATTTCTCTTTTTGTCATAGTCCAAGCTCCTTCCTTATGCCCTCTATCTCGTCTCTTACTTCGTCAAGCTGATACTCAAGCTTGCTTTCTTTCTCTTCAAGTTCCCTTAGCTCGTGTATCAGATCTTCCTCCTCAGGTGTTAAGTATGTCCTCTGCCCTGCGTAGTCGTGGTCAGGGTCTGTCTTCCAGTAATCGTAGTCTGTCATAGCTCGTCTATATACTCCTCTCTAATAAGTGCTCTCAGGGTGTCCCTGAAGATCCCGTTATTGTTGTCTCCCCATACTGAGTACTGAAACTTGTTGCCGTTTACCTGTGCTTCTGCTATCTCGTACTCGTCAATGTGGATCTGGATAAATAGGTCTGTGGTCTGTGAGAGGAAAATTGCGAGCCTCTCTGCGTACTCGTTCTTTGCTTTAAGTCTTTCTGCGCTAATCATTGTGTTATATCTCCTTCGTTGCTTCCTGCAGCAGTTCAGCTGCACTGGTTCCTAACTGCACTGCCAGTCTGTTGAGCTCGTATACTGTGAGCTTCCCTGGCTCGTTCTCTTTGCCTCCGTAAGTCTCCCTCCTGATCCTCATTTTTGAGGCCAGCTGTTCCTGGCTTACTTTCTGTCTCCGCCTTCTCCTGTAAATAAGGCTGCTTAATTGGTCGAGGTCTAAGTACTTCATGTCGTTTAGCTCCGTTTAGTTTTCTAAACGCTTAAGACAAAAAAATATCCTTGATCCTCTGGGGGTCTTCATAGATCCCGAGGCATTTAGCTATAACGACTACTTCACTTGTTGTGAAATTGGTACGGCCGTTTACTTTACCTCTTAAGGTTTCATAAGGGATATTGGTAAGCTTACTTAAGCTCTTCTTGTTATATCCCTTTTCTGCCAATAAGGCGTTAAATAGGTTCTTCTGCACTGTTTGCTCCTCTCGTTTAATTTTCTGTACGATATTAATTTTAAACACTTCGTTCGTAGTTGTCAACGGCTAAGTATTGATTTTTTAACGATTTTTTTATACTATTTTATAGGGGGTAGTTAGATATGACGATAAGAGAGAAGATGCTTGAATTGATGCAGGAAAAGCAGATCAGCTACGGAGAGCTTAGCAAAATGACAGGCTTAACAAAAGCTACTCTATACAATTATGCTACTGGCAAAACTAAGAAGCTCGCTATAAATAATCTGGATAAAATAGCGAAGGCTCTTAACATTGACGTTATGGATCTGTTTTATCTTGAGGGCGACAGCGTGGCCTTTCCTCATGTACTCACAATGGATAAGGGCCAAGTCGATAAGTTAAGCGTAAGCTTTGTCGAGGTCTTAGAGAGGCTCGGCACAATGTATAAAGAGGGTCTCCTTACGGCGGAGGAGTTCCAGCTTGCCAAAGACAGGATACTAAAAGAAAACATGATATAGGAGGTTTGATTATGTCAGTAGGAAGTATGATAAAAAGGATAGTTGAGTACAGAGCTGCACGTACAATTATAGACACAGCTACAGACAGGCAAGGATCTCGATATAACTATAGGGGGCTTACGAAAGGATCAGGCCAGCTCTTTAAGGATCTCGTTAAAGAGTTCTTTAAGCTTCCTGAAGGATGTAACACAACAGGAAAAAAGATACAGGCCATAACTGGTATGATCTTCTGCGCTGCTTTGGTTCTGTTCCCTGTATGCCTCTTGTTATATGTTTTAATTGCCGGAGCCGTCGGGTTCCTAAAGAATAACATTACCTGGTGAGGTGGTACGCTATGGAAGTTAAGAAACTAAAGCGAGGCGGATACTCCTGCAAGGTCTATCTTGGGAAGGAAGACGGCAAGGAGATCTACCGGAGGGTGTCCGCTCCTACAGAAAAAGAAGCCAGGGCCAAAGCCCGGAAACTCAAGGCGGAGTACGAGCTGTCGCTTGTGACTGCCAGCAGTTCCTCTGATCCTACACTTTTTGAGGCCTTCACGTCGTTTATTGAGGCGAGGACTAATGTACTGTCGCCTTCTACCATCAGGGCATACATAAGCATAAGGGATAACTCCTTTAAGGGTATCATGTCCCGGAGACTGGATGCTATCACACAGGAAGACGTGCAGAGGGAAATCAACGCAGAGGCCTCAAATTTGAGTTCTAAGACCATTCGCAACAAGTTAGCATTATTTACCGAGGTATATAACTCTTATTGCTCCAAGCCTAAGAAACTCAGCGTAAACGTGCCTGCTAAAAAGAAGGCCGAAGTGTACATACCTAACAGAGAGGATATAGACAAGGTCCTCGAGGTATGCTCGTTCACAGAGGAGGGCCGTAAGCTTCGCCTTCCTATTATGCTGGGTGCCTTCCTGGGATTACGTAGAGGAGAGATAGGGGCCTTGTCCTGGAGTGATATCACAGGTGATACCATTATTATTAATAAAGCCTTGGTTAAGAGTAAGGATAACGAGTACATAGAGAAGCAGCCGAAGAGCTACGCAGGATACAGAGTGCTTAAACTTCCTCCAGTGCTTCAGGAGGAGCTCCGGAAACAGAAGAAAGCTAAGAAGCCTCTTATAGAGTTAAGTATAGACAGGATCTCGGACGGCTTCAGGGTAGCAGTTAAACACGCAGGTGTTAAGCCGTTCCGGTTCCATGATCTGAGGCACTTCTTTGCAAGTACTTTGCTTGCCCTGAACGTGCCGGACCTTTACGCAATAAAGCTAACCGGACACAGTACTACAAGTATGCTGAAGAACGTATACCAGCATACCTTTGCAGACAAGGAAAAAGAGTACGAGGACAGGATAAACGAGAGCTTCTCATAAGTACCGGACACGTAACCGGACACGATTGCTACAACACGCATTATAAGGCGGTCTCGTTAGGGTTCAAGTCCCATCGATCGCACCAAAAGAAAAAGCCTTTAGCAGAGCGGAAAACAGCTTTACTAAAGGCTTTTTTGATGCTTTTGTTGTCTTTGTTTTGTTATCTATAAATCACATTTGAGATGCCTTTTTCACAGAAAAACCGGACACAAAACCGGACACGTTTACTGCAAAACCGGACACAAAAAAGAGCCGGGCAAAAAAATCCTGAAAAAATCCCGGCTCTCCGCCCTCTGGTGGTTGAGGGCTAAATATAAAGAAAGGAGGTATGCGATAGGCCTGCCGAGCCCTGGTTATTTCAACATAAGGTTTATAAGGTATCCTACAAGAGCGCCTATGATCGTACCTGCTACGGTCTGCCAAATATACTTTGCTTTAAAGCTCCGGTCCTCCTCCAGTGAGCGTACCCTTTGTGTGGTAGCATCTATCTGCCTCTCCAAGAGGTTGTTATTGTCAAGTAAGCGCTTGCTTAGGTTCTCGATCTGCGCAGAGATAGTAGCTATCTGTGCCGTTAGGTCGTGTATCTTGCTTACTTCTTCTTTGATGTCGGCAACAGAGCTAAACAAGGTCTTTATCTGTTCCTCATGCTTTATGATCTCTGCGTTTTCCATTACTCGCCCTCCGTTATGTCTGTGTCGAAGGGGTTAGCTATCTTCTCCAGGATCTCGTTTATGCAGCTGCTCCCTCCCATAATGGCAAGGCCAGTAAATATATGGCCCATAATATTAGGCGTGTCGCTCAGGCCCAGTTCCGTTACCAGATCCAGGCCATAGATAAAAGCTATGGCTAAGCCTAACAGGAGCGCCATAATACTTGTAATTAAACTTGAATACTTGTTGCCTTGCCATAGCTTCTTAAACCTGTCTAAGAAGATCCATACTATAACTGAAAAACTGATTATACTTGTCATAATTTACTCCTAACAAAAAGGGGAAGGTTTTCTTCCCCGTGTCCCAACTCTGGGTACCTCAGAGCCGGTATACTATTCGGCTCCCCTATGGTACGCACTAAATGAAGTTAAGCGCAGGGGAGTCTTTAGCCTTATTTAAGCAGTGCCTCCCAGGTCTTACTCCCTACTATGCCGTCTGCCGTCAGCTTGTGCTTGGTCTGGAATTTAACTACGGCCTGTTCTGTCTTCTTGCCGTAGTCTCCGTCTACTCCGGATAAGCCTACACTAAAGCCTAAAGCTTTAAGTAATCTCTGGAGGGTCTTTACCTGGTCTCCCTTGCTCCCTTTTCTTAATACGTCAAGTTCTATGTTCACTGTTTTCTCCTCCGGTACCTGGTCGCTATAGTCTACGAAGTCCGGTATCCCGTAGTAGGTCCATCTCCTGGTGCTAATGCTGTCGTGCCTGAAGTTCTCCTTAGAGTTTTTGGCTTCATAGACACGGCCTGCTCCATCATACCAGCCTATATGATCTATCTTACGGTTACCTTTGATAAACACCATGCAAGGCCTGCTATATGGTATGTCTGCTATATTGCCTTTTAGGATACAGCGGTTGTAGTATCCCTGAGCCGTCGTGTCAAAACCGGAGACAGGATAAAAGGAGCCGGAGCAGTCAGCTCCTGGCAACCCTTCGCCTTCCTTCAGTTTTGCCTCGTAGTATGCCTCGTTATAGTGCTTGTCGCCCTTGTGTGAAGCTATAGCCTTGTCTATGCTCTGCCTGTTGATTGTCTGGCAGTTAAAGCTCCAAACATAAAGGGCTCCTGCATCATATAGTTTACGGAAGTGCTCCGTTACCTGTTTACTTAACATCCTTAAGCCATCCTTTCAATAAGGACAAACGGATTGCCTGAAGGACCAGTAGCAGTGCCTCCGTTGCCTAAACCGTAGTATGCCAGTCCTATATAGGTTGTTTCTGTGAACGTCATGACGCCTGTGCTTGTTACATAGTCTCCATTTGCAATTCCGTTTATACCTTTTGCAGTAGCTCCTATATCGTATGCCATAGTCGGAGTGTCTGGTATGTTTGTAGGATCTGATGCAGTGGCTATCCAAATTCTCATTGCCGAGTACTGCGGTGCTGCTACGTTTGTCATAGTTACATTTGCTCGCAGTGTTACCCTGTATGTACCTGCAGGCACTGAGAAGTAAGTATTTCCAGCGGTTGCAGATACAAAGCTATTACCCAGCATAACTGCGGTGTTCTGTACCTGAGCAAGTCCTGTAACAGCGTTGCTTGCTTCAAAGGATCTAAAACGTACTCTTGTTACTCCGCCTCCGCCTACAAGGTTCCACGCAGACGGCGTTCCTGCTGCCTTAGTTCTGTAGTAGAAGTATGTCCTTGAGTTCGGGAAGAAAAACTGTGCTGCATACTGGTTGTTTTCTGAGGAGTTCGTGAGCCAAAGAACAACAAGCTTACCGCTCAGAGCCTCAGGCATATTGCTTATGGTAGCAGCAATAGTAGAAGTACCTACCTTATAAACGCCAGGGTTAAAGTAGTCGTTCAGGTCGCTATTCGAGTTTATTAATGTGCCGTTAGCAAGCCAGTTCTGCAGGTTGTATTGCGCATCCCTTAAGGTAGTTGCTCCTGTTCCGCCGTAGATCAGGTCTACCGGAGCGTAAGGGAAAGTCCTCCAGTCCGTCCATGCGTTGTTTATGTACATTCTCTCGTAGATCAGCGGAGAGGTAGAAGCATATCTCTGTACGATTGCTCCAAGCTCGTTGTTTGTGGTCCTGATTACTTCGAGAAGACCAGAGGATGCAGTCGGCATATTTTGTGTTGTAATGTTTGCATTGATCCAGTACCATCCGGCTGTTGTTATTTCGTTCAGGTCCGTAAGGCTTGTTGTTCCAAAGCCTGCATTAGCCTTGTTGCTCTCCATGGAGCTTACTTCGCTCTGCAGGTCGGCTACCGGTGTTGCATCTGCCATGCTTCTTACAGGTGAGGAAGCAGATCCGGAAGAGCAGTTAAAAGAACAAAATTGCACTTCGTAAACGGTTCCGCCGTTATCGGCGTTTATGTTGTTCTTAACTAAGGATCTGAAAACTCCGGAGCTTGTTGTGGTCTCTACTTCGGTCTCTACCTGTGCGAGATCGCTCTCGGATGCACTCTTGGAGGTGTCTATCCTCAGTATCAGCCTGCCCTTGCCTGCTGTTGTAGGAATAGATCCAAGGCTAACAGTAGATCCATCCTGTATGTGTATGTATCTTCCTGCTACGATTACGAAGCACTCGCCTATTGTGAGAGTGTTGGAGGATATGGACAGGAAAGTACCGGAGCCAGCTCTGATACAGATATCGTTATATCCTGAAAGCATCCTGTACAGTGCGCCGTCGTCCTTCGCTGTGATCGTCTGCAGGTCAAAAGTCTTACCTTTAATTGCCATAGTTCAAAGTCTCCTTATAATACTTGGTTTATTTTGTCGGTTAAGCTGGTCTTAAGCTCTCCGCATTGGTACTCTGTAGTCCCGTCGTCTTTTATGATCTTCTTTGCTATGTAGCTCTGATACCATAGCTTGTTTACTTCTATCATTACAGGGTCGTAAAACTCCCATTTAGCCTTGTCGTTAGGTACTACAAAGGTTACCTTATGAGAGTAGCTATTATCTTTGAATTTGTTTTTAACCTGGGTAAGCTCGTCTTCTCCCTCTTGGATCTCCAAGTATACCCACTCGCCAGGCACTCTGTTATATGCCTGGTATGTTGTCGTTATGGTCCCGTCCTCGAGGAGATAGTAGTCTGTAGCCGAGCCTCCCTGAGTGTAGGCCGTTACTTTTCCTATGCTCGTATTAGAGAAGGTCTCTTCTGTTATCTCGAGGTACTGGTTAGTAGTGAAGATCTTCCCGGAGAAAAGCTCCTTGCGTTGGATAAATATATCCAGCGTGGAGGCAGAGGCCTTTATGTCTGCATATACTCCCTGCAGTCTTCTTACCCTTGAGATGTAGGATTTAATGCTCCAGAGCCCATACTCTACAGCAGGCTGTAAATTGCTCGTCGTGGTGTATGCTGCGAGGTTCAGGTACGGCAGTGCGTACACTTCGTCGCTCTGGTTCTTGTAGTACTTCTGCAAGGCCTGTAAGAGTGTCTGCTCCGTGGAGCTCTTCATGTCCGAGTTTGTGAAGATTATGTCTCTATTGAACAGGTACGTTATATCCTCTGCCTTCAGCTGCAGTGTCTGTCCGTCCTTCTCCACAGAAGAGATACGAGCTATCCAGCCGTAGTTGTCGTATATGATGTCACCTACAGCTATGTTTTCGTTGTACTGCACTGTCAGTTCCGAGAGGTCTGTATATATGCTCTTAACGAGTTGGTAGCTGTAAGCATCCACTATAGCCTTGTTGTAAAAGGTCTTACTGTCTTTGATGTATACCTTCATAGGCTCGTTACCTCGTCTTCCAGTACTTATATATCTCTATCTCTGTAGCTGTTGTGAGCTGTCCGAAAACCGTAAGCCTCAAGGTAACCGGAGTATTAACAGGGATAGTAAAGAATACGTCCCTGTTCTGGTGTATTACTACCTTGTCTGATATGTCCGTAAGTGTAGTACCGGTCTTGCGATATACTCCAAGATCCTTAAAGGTCGTATTGAATACAAGAGCCTCGTCTGCGGAGAAGGTCTCTCCGGTGAGATCCAGATACCCGAGGTTTTCCTGTGTGTCTCTGTTGATCAGGGATATTACAGGGTCTGTTATGGCTCCGTATGCTACAAAGTGCATTCCTCCAGAGTAGTCTCCGTCTATCTCAAGGTCAAGCTGTCCCCTGGTGGTGCCGAGGCCATACTTATAGTCGTATTTGTAGTCGTACTGCTTGGCTCCGTCAATGTAGGTGCCGTCCATACTCAGTATGAGCGGTTCCTTGTTGTACCAAGGAGTGGTAGTAATAAACTCTGCATCACAGGATAAAAAGCCTCCTACATCAAGCTCCCCCTTTGATAAGCTAACAGGCTTTACGTCTACAAAGTACTCTTCGTTCCCGTAAGGGATATAGACTATACTTAATGTCTTTGCCGTGTTGAGCCACGAGGTAAAGGTCCTGTAGTCTCTGTATGCGTTCTGCCTCTCTATGAAGGAAAGTCTTCCTGCTATTACCTGCTGTTCCGTCTCCTCCTTTGCGGTGTAAAAGAAGCCGTCCCTTGCAGTAAGGAAGTTATAATCATTGCTAAAGCCGAGCCCGGAGAGATCGTTAAAAAAAGAAGTCTGCAAAAGGCAGCATATTCTGTCTCCGTTCTCGTTCTCGAAAAAGATCTGTCTAACTTGCATATTAAATAGTCTCCCTTGCAGTCATTCCGCCTAACATCTTGTTAAACTTGTTCAGAAGAGCATCCTGCTGTGAAGCGCTCATGTCCCTCGGATAAACGTTCAGGTTATAAACTCCTCCGTTCTGTCTGTTGGATCCTATTGCGCCTTGGATAATATCTCCTAAACGATCTAAAGGAATTACAGCCTCAGGTCCTTTGCCCTCGCCTACCATTGCAAGTGTTGGTTTAGTAACGATACCGCCCTGAGCAAGTCCTGTTATCCTGGCTATAAACTTCTTGCTGTTTGCATATCCTACGCTTATCTGTGTCTGGATAGCATCGTTAATGTCTCTGTGTATCTTGCTTGCAGCCTTGCTGTCCTTGAAGCCTTGGTAATAGTTGTTACCGCTTTCCTTACCTTCGGTATAGTAAGTATCGCTTATCTCCTTTGTGGAGCTGATAAGCTCGTTGTTTGCCTTTTCAAGAGCTCCTAACTCTTCGTTGATCCTGTCCAGTCTCTTCTGGCTTTCGTTCTGCAGGTATTGGTAGCTTGTACCTATGTGTACTGCTCCGGAGTCTATCTTCTCCTGATACTCTGCTATGGTCTGCATTTCCTGCCATTGCTCGACGTAGAGCTGTTTAAGTCTCTCTGCCTGAGCTTCCAGGATCGCATTGTTACGAAGATTTGTATAATACTCGGTTAACTGCTTGTTGGTCTCTTTAAGTGTTCCGGTCTCTTTGTCGTAAGTCGTTACGCTATGTCCTACGGTGTCGTTAAGTATTCCGCTCCAGTATTCGAGCTGTTTGCTCATGTCTGTAGTGTCATAGCCTAACTGCTTATATATCTTTATCTTGTCGTTGAGATCTGATACTTTTCTAAACAGTACGAGGTAAGTATCTGTCTGCTTCTGTGTGGCTTTTTGTGTGTTCTGCCATTCCTTGGCACTCTTGTCTACCTCGTCGTTGAGAGCTTTGCTCTTCTGAATCAATGGATCTAATGTATCCAGGTACTCGGCTATCTTAACTGCTCCGGTACCAAACGCAGTTACAAGAGTGAATATGTTTGTAGGGTTCAGGGCAAAGATAGCATCGTTAAGCTTGTAAGTACCGGTAATGATACCTGCTAAACCTTTAGATAAGCTCACACCGTCGCCGTTGAGAGCTCTCATCCTCTCGCTTGCCTGGCCTGCGCTTTCGCCTACTCCGTCGAGGCCGTCTGCTGCTTCGTCTGCCTCGTCGTCCATCTCGTCGAGTTCTCTTGTGGTATCATCGGCAGCCCTGCCTACTTCGTCTATGCTTGCCTGTGTACGGTCGGCTTCGTCTCGGAGAAGCTGGTTTTCCTGAGCTGTTACCTTTATTGCATTCCCGAGGGCATCTATCTGCTCCTGTGCTACGGTGCCCTTCTTTCTGCCGTTAAGAGCCTCTTCGTATGCACTCTTAAGAGCATCCAGCCGGGTATCAGATACCTCTATAGCCTCATTAAGTATGTTCTGCTTCTGGGTAAGAAGATCTATGTTTTTAGGGTCGAGCTTTAGCTTCTTGTTGATGTCTGCAAGCTGTTTGCTATAGTTGGCAGCGCTTCTGCTGGCCTCGGCTAAAGCTTGGTTTAGTGGCTGTACGTCTCCGCCGATTTGTATTGTAATGCCCTTAATGTTATCTGCCATTATCTTAGTATCCTGTCTATGTCGTCCTGTCCGGCTTTATAGATCCTTTCGTCCTCCGGAATAAACTCCTTGAGAGTGTCCAGGATCTGGCCTACAGTGAAGTCTCTTAAATCCTGCACAGTAAATCCTCTGGAGAGTGCAGCTGCAATGAAGCCCGCAGTGCTTATCCTTCTTTTCCGGTTACTGTGCCTTCTGCGTTTTTTGGTGTCACGCTTCCTGCTATGTCACTGTGCGTTATCATATTGGCTGTAAGAAGTGAGATATTATCACTGTACAGCTCTACCATAGGGACCTCCGGAAGGTCCTTTATCCAATCATTAAAAGACGGGAGGCTGTCGTCTGCAGTCTTTATCAGTGCCCAGAGTATCTTAAGTGTGTAGAGGGTATCTATCTTGCTTATAACTACTTCGTCTCCGTTTATTGCCTTAAGGACCTTATCCTGAGCAATAAACATATCTTCGTCAAACTCTGCCTGGTAAACTACCAGAGTATAGGCCGTCGCCTTTAATGTAACTTCCTTATCTGCTATTTTTATTGTTTTCTGCATATCCCTTGCTCCTTATATGCAAGAAAAAGGAAGCCTTTAAGGGCTTCCTGTCTCTCGTTTTCGTTACGGTGTCACTGTTGGTACAGCTGTAAACCACTGGTTGTAAGCTGTATCCGGTGTGCTTTCTGTTGTGGATACCTTTACGTATCCTGTGTCCTTTGCAGCTGCAGCTGTAATGTCGAGTGTAGCGGTCTGTACCTCTGCGCTCTCCTCTATCGTGTTTGCGGTTACATCTGCTCTGCCTGGCTTCACATTGTAGAAGCAGTAACGCCTTGCCTTAGCATCGCTCTGTACTTCAAACATCATAGCGAAGCTTGCAGGCTGTACGTCCTTGCTCTCCGCAAGAAGCTCGTTCTGGTCCTTTATATATCCTAAGATGTCAGTAGCAAACTTATCTGTTATCATTGCTATCTCAAGGGTGCCTGAGTATCCTGCGTTGGTGCTAACTGTGTAGTAGTTAGTGTCGTCAGCGTAGAAGATATTTTCGTCGCCCTCTGGGCTGAGTGATAAGTTAACAGCGCCCGGCAGTGCGAAAGGAGTGCCGTAACTTATGGTTACTTCTCCTGTCTGTGGGTCTGTTGTCTCTGTTATCTTTGATATATATACGGACCTAAGGCCAAACTGTACTTTTGCCATTTAAATTACCTCTCGTATATCGTGTATATGATTTGCGTTAGTTCTTCGTCTGCTAAAAAGGTCTCTGTCTTGTCCCAGACTATGTAATTGTCCTTAAAGAGCTGTTCTATCTGCTCCTCTATCTCCGGATCTTTAAGGCTCGTGTATAGGTACACTGAGTATCTCGGCCGTATCCTGTACACTGTGTCGTCAGCCTCGAAGTTGTTCGTGTAGGCAAACTCAAAGACGATATAAGGAGGGTCTACGGCTTTCCTAAACCTCTGATAAGCTACCGGATAATTAAGCGTATCCAGCAGCGTTTTAAGTGTCGTTATTTGCATTTTCGATAGCCTCCTTTACGGCCTTTGTGAGTTCTTCCTGTGCCTTCTCATAGGCAGGCATTACGTGGGGCTTTGCCGGTACAAAACCGCTCTTAAAGTGCAGGCCTCGTCTCTGGTGTCCCCATTCGAGTAAGTGTATGAGCTGGTAGTCGGTAGCGTTATATATCGCTATCCTTCGCTCGAGAGCATTCTCGAACATCTGTTCCTTAGTCCATCCTTCGTAGTACTTGGTACCCATTACGGTCTTATATACTCTTGGGAAGCTGGAGTTCTCTCTCGGGCTCGTGTCGTGCAGAAGCTTTACTGTGTCTTCTGCTACCTCTGTAACGGCCTCTTTCGTGTTCTCGGTAACCTCAGCAGAGTATATGCTCAGGATCTCGCCTACGGCTTGCCCTAAGTTCTCAGCAGTAACACTGTACCTCTTCTTGTGTTTGCTTTTGCTGCGCTTACGGAATACGCTTCCGTGTACACGCATTTGCTGATCGTACCATCCGTCTCTTGCCATTACTGTTGCCCTATGTGCCTCTCTGCGTATAGCTCTATTATGTCGTCTTCCCGGAGGTAGGTACGGTAGATGTTATACTTCCGCCCGTTCCATTCCAGGAGCTCCTCGCCGGAGTAGTCGCCAAAGAATACAAGCATCTTAACCGCAGGGTTAATGCCTGTAGTCCTGGCACTGAAAAACTCATTCTGGTTTATAGGCTTAGCAGTAGCAAAGACCTGTTTAGAGGTCTCTGTTACTATCTGGTTGCCTATTTCGTCTGCACCTATAGTCTCTGTAATTAAGTTAATTACTGTGTCCATTTAAGCCTCCCAGTTTGTGTACCCGGTGGAGCTCCGGAGCAGGCTCTTAAATGAAAGGTAGCTCTGCTCCAGTGCTTCGTACTCTGCGGGGGCTGTCCGGCTGAAGTGCCTTTTAGCAAAGATAGTTACAGCAAGGTTTATAAGCGGGTCTGTGCTGGTGTCGGCAAGTACATCGTCCATTACACCAGCAAGGCCTAAGTCTCTAAGTGCTGCGTTTATGAGCATCGTAAGCTCGGCATCGTATGCGGTCGTTGTTACTCTTAAACTTGTCTTTACCAGTTCTAACATAGTGCTTATTTACTCGCTTTCTTCTTGGTTGTCTTCTTCTTCGGTTCTTCCTCTGCCTTTGCAAGTCCGCAGGAGATCATATACTCCGCAGTCTTGTCATCAGTTAAGAGGGTCTGCCCGTTTGGTAGTATTACTTTCATAGGTTAAGCGTTCTTGATTATGCAGAAAGCTCCGTCTCTGACTACGCCTACACCTGCATACATTCTGCCAAGAACGCCGACCATGTCTGCTGATGTGAGAGCAAGAGATGTGCTGTCAATCTTAAATTCCACCTCTGGACCGTTAGGAAGGTTAGCGTGTGCGCCGTCTCTAAGAGATCCTACGATAGCCCTTACTCCTGTTGGGAGCTGGTCAGTAAAGAGTACTTCGAGGCCGTCGAAGATGTCTATAGCGTACCCAGCTGCAAACTGAAGAGCCTTATACTGTGCGTAAGCTGATCTTGATGTCATAACGACAACATCCCTCAGCTCGCCCTTAAGCTGTCCAAGAGCGTTGATAACGTCTGTATTAGCAATAGCTCCCTGTATAACTGCTGAATGAGGAATACCTGTTGTTGCTGCGGTGCTTGCGTTAATTGCTACCATTAAGCTGTTAATGATGGCTGCAATAATTCTGTCTGTAACCTCTGCATAGATGTACTGAAGGAAAGCTTCTCCGGTCAGGCTCAAAGCCTCGTCGCTTACTTTTACGTATTTCTTGAAGTAAACCGGCTGGAGATTTACGATACCCATCTGAAGATTTTCTTCTGAGATAGGATCTGCTCCCTCTGTATGTGCTACAGCTATAGGAGCGTTTATCTCAAACTGGATCTTGTAGTTTCCTTTAAGGAATGTCTTTGGTACTCTTCTCCAGATCTCGTTGCTTTCCCATGCTTCCTTTACGAAGTCAGCTACGATGTCAGGAACAGCTACTGTGCCTCCGGTTACGTTCTCTGTAAGAAGTGAACGGAGCTCCTTGTAGTTGTCTGTCTTGATTGCTTCTGCGTATGCGTTAATGTACTCTGGTGAGTTTCTTGTAATTGTGTTTTCCATATCTGGTTTTGCCTCTCTGTTTTCGTGTTCTTCTGTTACTTCAGCAGATGCAAGTACTTTTGCCTCTGCCTGTTTTCTTTCCTCTACGAGTGCTGCTCTCTTTTCGTTAAGCTCTTTGGCCTCAGCAGTAAGCTTTTCTACTTCTGTCTGGTCGTCCATAGCTGATATATCGAGGGAGCGGATCTCTTCGAGTCTCTGGTCTATGTCTCTTAATTCCATAGTGTTTTACCTTTCCAGCTGAAGCTGTAGCCTCAGCTTTGCTTTTGCAAGCTCTAACTGTCTCTTTGCCTCTTTTTCTCTCTCCAGAGTTGCTCTGGCGCTCTCCAGCGCTTCGTTGTCAAGGCTTCTTTGTACGTTAATGCTTGTGTCTTCGTAGGCTGGGAAAGTCACTGCCGAGATCTCGTACACCTTGGAGATACTTGTTATAGTTCTCGTTGGCTTATCGGTATCAAGGTCGGTCCATTCCTCGCCGTCTATAATGAACATAAAGCTCATGCCGGATATATCTCCTCTCTCTATTGCGCTGTAGAGAGCTCTCGCTTCGGCATTGTTCTCTATGTCAATATCTGCCCTGAAGTCCATACCTTCCACTACAGGTATTAACTGCATTGTGCTGTTTTCGTTGTTTCGTCTGGATCTTGCAAGAGGTATCCTGCTTGTATCGTGGTTTATTAGGAGCCTAACGTCTCTAAGGTCCGTGTGATCTAAGGCGCCTGGTGCGATTTGCTCATAAAAATAGCCTATGTCTGTAAGCGAGTTATAGACTATAGGCCTTCCGGTTATTCTTCCCTTTGTTTCTACCTCTTCGGTATTCATGTCGAAGTTAAGCGTTCTCGTTATCTTCTGTTCCATTGTCTGTGCCTCCGTTTATCTTGTCTCCTACGGTGTAGTACTCACCTCGTATGAAGTAGACGTCTCCGTCTTCTATTGGTGAGAGGTTCAGGATCTCCCTTGCCTCGTTAATGCTTAAGATTCCTCTGTCCAAGAGGTCCTTACTGAGTTCGAGCCTCTGGTTAGCGCTCATGTACTGCAGTCTGTTTGCCAGGAGCAGTACCTCGTTGCCGTAGCTGCGTTCCTTGTAGCTGAAGATCAGGTTACGCAGTACCTCTCCGGCCTGTATGCTTACCCATTCGATACAGCCATTAAAAAAGGCGTCCAGTTCGTCGCTGGTCGCCCTGTTCTGTATGACTGAGGAGTTAACTCCGTAAAAGTCGTAAACATTGTCTTTGATTAGTTTCTGCTGTTCTGCATCTATGCTGTAAGGCTTATTCTCTATCTGCTTTATGTCGTCGTAGTCTCTCGGGAAGAGCAAAACGCCCCCGTTCTCCTTCGAGCTCTGCAGGTTCTGCTCCGTGAAGCGCTGCCTTTCCTTCTTCAGGTCGTCAGTCTTCAGCACTGAGAGGCTCTTAGCGTAGAAGCGGTATGTAGCTCCGTTTTTCACGTTCTCGGCTACGGCCTGCCTCTGAAGATCTATAAGCTTCATGGTCTCGTCCAGTCCGCTCTTATCGTCGCCGAAGTACTTACTGTTGTACTGGTACCTTGTGAGTATGCCTACTTCGTTAATTGGTACGGCTCCCTTGTTTTCGCTCTTTCTATAGCCTTTGCCCTCGTCGAAGTACATAACAAGCCAGGGCTTGCCCTCGAGCTCTTTAACTTCCCAGTGTTCAGGGATCGTAGGATAGTAGCCTATGATCTTAAAGTCGTTGTCATAGACCGGCACTATAAAGCAGGTGTTATTGATGTACAGGGTAGTAGCCATCTTGTACAGGAATTGGCTGTCTGTCATAAAAGGACAGATACCCTTCTTTAGCCTGTTTACCAAGTCACTGTTTGCAGAGCCTCTGTACTCTATCTTCAGCTTTGCCACGTGCCTTGCTATAGTGTCTATGCTTGCCCTAACAAGCTCATTCTCGTATAATGCTCCGTTCCAGGTCTTGAAAGCAGGCCTGTAAGCGGTAAATACTCCAAACTCTGAGCGGAGCTTTTCAAGAGCTTTAGCGTTCTCTCGTCTTTTAAACAGATTGTCAAAAAGTCCCATTAATTAGTCCTCGTTTTTGAATTGCGGTTCGTATTCAAGGTAGTACTTGTTTCTCATTGTCATTGCACAGAGCAGTGCAGCTGTGCCGTCTATGTGTAGCTTCGGGTTCAGTTTTACAAGTCGCCCTCTGCCTCGTTCCTCGCTTATCTTGATAGCGGAGTTTAACAGGTGCATCTTTAGGAGGTTGTTGTCGCCTATGTTTATCCGGCCGTCCTTTATGAGGCCTTCAAGCTCGAGCATTATCGGGTACAGGTTGTCGCCCTGGTAAACATC